CCTATGGCAAACAGTGCTATGTAATGAAAAAATCCTACTAGGTTATTACCAAAACTTTTGACCCAATCATTCATCTTCTTTTAGATCCTGAAAAAATCTGCGTTCCTGAATACTTTTCTCACCATACAATTTTCGGGGGCTAGAACAGACAGGACAAACAGGATTGCCGCAATCCAGAGCATGGTGCTTGGCTAACTTATGTGGCTCATCTATCTTAACGCCCTTGGCCTTGGCTATCTTGACCTGTTTGTGTATGGCGTTTTCATCCTTGAGTCTGCGACGACTGTTCTTGATCTTGTCCTGCTCGTGGCTCATGTTCTACCTCCCAGGTTCTAATGTAAAAATGTCTACCCAAAAAATCTATCTGGGACTGTGGGTACCCCTGCTCTATGAGCCAGGCCTGACAATTAGGATGCAGATTACTGTCCCAGATCTTGGGGAATCCCCATTGCCAACCGCTAGGCGGGTCTATCCAGAATTTTGTCATTTCATTACCAGGCTAGTGTCTGCCATGTCTTTATCTTCTCGAATTTCTACAAATACCGGAAGAAATAGACTCTCGGTATTGCCCTTTTTATCCTGTATGCGAGCATTGTATTTGATGCTGGCAATTTTACCTACAACATCGGGTTTGATGGTGGAAAGATCTAGATCCGTAAAACCCGTGCCTACATTGACAACAATTCTACCATCTTCGGAGCTAACCACCAGTGCGCCCAAACGATTACTGTTCTTACCAGTGCCCAACTCCCAGCCTATGATGCGCATGTCAGCCTCGAGTTCGCCTTTGAACTTTATACTGCCCTTGCTGCGCTTGTCTTCCCAGATGGCATTGCGATCCTTGAGTATCGTACCTTCCTGACCTTCGGCTAAAAATCTTTCGAACATTCTGCGAGCCTCATAGTCATTTTTTACATATTCGGTAAGTACCGGACTAATTAAATGACTCAATTGTCTGCTAGACTCTGAAAACTGCTTGTGTGCGCCTACGAGTCTGGTAAAGCGACTTTCGTAGGCTACTGAATAGATACCCTCGACAAAATTTTCTACAGGAATAGCATCCCAGACCGTAGCACGAATCTGAGCAGCTTCTGACTTGCTTACTGTACCCTTGACAGCCTTGTTAAGAATGCCATTACCAGTCTTACGATCTAGAGGTTTACCTGCAGCGTCTACTACCAGCAGCTCACCATCGAACACATAGTCAGCACCGTACTCTTTGGCCAAAGCAACAAAGGCCCGAGAAAAAATGTCATTGGGTATGCTAATTTCTTTGCCATTGCGACTGCGAAACTCTACGTTTTCACCACGGACGATCGCGTTAAAGCGCATGCCATCCAGCTTGAGCTGACAGATGCCCGGCCAGTCGAACCGGTCAATGAGTCGCTGGTCGTAGGCTGAAGCCAGCATGACGGGATAGGTTGGGATGAAGCCAGGTCTGATTTTGTTGATGGTAGCTTCGCTGACGCCACACTTGAGGTCTTTTGCAATGATTCGCTCAATAACCAGGCAGTTTGTTTCACTCACGTTCTCCAGAATATGTACAAGATGTTCGATACCTGCGTTACCAGTAACTTCACGACGACTGAGTCGTCCTAGACTCTGCAAAGCTTCGGACAGGCTCAGGGTGGCTCGTTTACTACGAGTGTACGCAGGAATTTTTTTAATATAAAAATTTATAAAGGGATCAAGAGCCAGTCTGACAGACTCCCAAAAATCTGCATTCTGCAGTTCTTGACGCAGAATGGCTTCTTTGGCCAAACGACTGTTGTCGGCTGCTAACTTATCTAGGACGGTGTATACGGTATTCATTGTGTAGTTGATTCCCAAGTATGTAAACTTCAGCGAAAGTATTGGCAACAAGTGTCTTTAGAACTACAGATCCCTGTCTGGCTTCTAGCTTCCAGCACCGATCTTCAGTGCTGTACCAGCTCACTAGATTTATAGACATGTTTGGGTCTGCGTTTGTAGACAAGTTTGTTCTCCACGGACCTGCGATACTTAGCAGACCAGAGTTCACGTGCCAGAGGATTGCGTTTTTTAAGGGGCGTATTCATAATCACATATTTATTTAACATACATAATTCTAGCACCTTTTTAGGCTCCTGTCAAGCACTTTTTCTACTTAGAAATCAATTAGTTATGGTGCCTGATTTATAGGCACAATCTCGGGAGTACCAGCCAAAGGACAGTTAATAGGAACCGGACAGCTACTGTTATTCATGTCCTGCTGGCAAACTGGACAACGAATAATTTCACGAAACTCAGGCACATCCTCCCAAGGATGCCTCAAACCAGAATTACCTGCTTTTCTGGTCTGAAGTTTACCGTTTAGCCATCTAAGCTCCATTTTTAACCCAAAGATGCGCAGGATCGACCATATGACTTACGTCCCAGCGTTTGATAAGGTCATCAGCCTGCATAGAAGTCTGCATGTGTTCGGTTAACTTGTCCAGAGTTTCAAAAACTCCGACTATGGTCTTGCCTCGGGGTCGACCCAGGGAATCGACTGTAGAGCATTCTAAAATGTATCGTTCCATTATAGCTGCATGGTTGGTTGAGCACCAGTGCCCGACAGATTAATTGAATCATAATTCTGCCAGCTTCCAATATTGGTAGTGGTAAAGGGCTGAATGGCGAGGTCATTGATTTTTAGATCACCAAGACTGATAGGTTGAACGTCCTGTAGTCCCACTAGATCCACAAACTTTTGGAATTTTTCCAGAGCATCTTTTTTGCTAAAGGTAGTGAATTCAAGAGTTGCGGTCTGATCAAGAAGACCACCGGTGTTTGCTGTGATGCTTAGTTTCATGCTACGTCCCTCATGCTAGTAGTGTTGGTAATAGTCTCATAGAGAGTTTCAAATTCTTCGTGCTCTTCACGTTCCTGACTAAAATTTTGCTTGTGATAGACCTTGGCCATACGACGAAAGGTCTTTTTATTTAGGTTGAAACTGTCACAGGTATTGCCTATGGCTTCTTTGATTAGGTCGCGCTCGGCTTCGATGCGAGTAAGGCTCGCCGAAATTTCTTCCAGAGCACTTTTAATGGCTCTGCGATCTGCTGGGCTACTGGGTACGGTCATGTCAATCGCTTGAGAAAAAATAATAAATGGTCAAAGGCTACGGGATCAAATTTTAAAGCTGGCGTACCCATGGTAGTAGGTACTTCGGTCCAGGATAGTCCCAATGTACTGGCCAGCTCAGTTATGCGTCCTCGACTCCAGGGATCATAGGGCCAGATTTCACATAGGTAGGGGTTGGGACTGTATTGCGGCCTCATCTGCGCATCTGACTAATGGCAATGGCTTCTTCGTCACTGAAGATAGGAACAGCATTACTCTTGTGCATGGTTCCAATACCTTTAATCTTAGTGCCAGTATATACAGGAGATGCTTTCTTGGCAGCTATACCTGCACCAGAGTCATGACTAGGAATATGCGGGGTCTCACGACCTGGCGGTGGGGCTAACTTGGGAAAGGGTCTGGTCAGGGGTCTGATGCTTCGTACTGGAATACGAGTCTGTTCGACAATCTGATTCCAGTTATTCTTCAATTCTTCGGCCTGGCGCTTGGCCTCGGCTGAAGCCCATTTGAAACGACCCTTCTTCTTACCAGTAGTAGTGAATTTAGGATGCTCTAGGTGCATGGTCATAATATAGTCCTTTCTTCAGTGTCACAGTACGTAGTATAGCACCTTTGAATAAGTGTGTCAATACCTATTCAGACCTTTTTGACTTTTTCTTTGAGCGCTTTGCAGATATATTAGGCGTATCTGGGCTTGGTACAGGTGTTTCTAAAATTGCCTCGAATGTCGATTCTGGCATTGTAGGTGTAGATATTTCTAACTCGATCGATTTAGGAGATCCAGTATCCTCTATCAACACCTTCTTACTGGATCTTCGTTTCCAATTAAGATCAAAGTAAATTCTAGGCAGAGCATAGTTATACATTTTTGGTCAGTGTAGCCAGAGCTTCAGGGCTAAGAAATAACTTAGCAGCTGGTTCAACATGAATGGGATTGTTTACGTCTCTGTAACTGCGATTCGTAGGTCTACCGGATATACTGTTTACCAATATATCCTGACTGTAATTCTGATAGGGATATCTAAAAACTGTACTGGGAAAAACCTTATACAGAGCTTCTATCTTCATGCCTTTTTCTCCGAGTAAAAGTAAAATAAGGGATAAAAGGGCGACGTATCAGATCCTTTTTGTCTACATGCCACCCTTGAGTTGCTGTTCCAGGAGTTGTTTCTCCAGATCGCCCAGGGTATTTAAAGCTGCTGGTAAGGGTTTTGACCCAACTCCAGATTCCTTTTTTGGCTTTTCAGCCTTCTTTTCTTTTTTAGGTAGAGCCGGAACGTCGGCTGTCTTTTCGGGCAGAAGTTCTGGAAACGCTGCACGGACCAGTTCGGGAGTTACACTAGGATAGGTATGCGAAAGTTTTCTGTCCTTAACAGCTATGACCAGGGCTGCTTCGGTATGATGCAGTCCTTCTAGCATCTGTATGAACAGACTTTCTAGTTTCATTTTGGGTAATGGTGTCTGAGGACGTACCCAGATATAAAAGCGCTTGTATTCTGTATACAGAGTGGATTCGGCTGTGCCCAGAGGCCTGCTAGTGTCTTTCTTGAAAGGTGGTTCACCTTCGGGCAACCCAAAACTAAGATTAGGATTATAATTAATGTTTAAACAGCCACGCAAGCATGGCGAATTATATTCCTGTAAAA